AACTAGTAATGGGTACTACTCAGAATCAGTAGATGTAGTAAATATGAATCAAAAAGACTAAAATGAAACTACTAACAATACAAGAGATAGAAGAACTCATAAAAGACCTGTAATGAAAGGAAAAACTACAGCAGAAAGAAGAGAAGAACTGGCAAAACTAGCAGAAGAAAAAGGTATACCTAATCTAGCTACAGTGCTAAGGGATGAAAAAGTACAAAAGGTGTGTGATGATATAACTGTATATGAAGGCTGGATAAGAATAAGTACTGATATACCTGATAATACAGACGATGTTCTGATAACAAATGGCAAGAGTGTATGGATAGGAAACTACAATAGTAACAGAAACAGTGAAGATAAATGGGCAGTAGTATATGATGGAGATCCCCCATTCAAAAGCCACAATATAATAGCATGGAAATATATGCCACATATACCATCTAAATTATCAAAAGAGGTAGAATCATGATAAAGCTCGATGAATACAATGCTATACGAGAATATCTATCCAATAACCCAATAGATACTAGCTATGAGGCATTTGTTGCTCAATATAAGCCAAAGAGAGAGAAGAAAGTAGTAGAAGTAGGAGATGTGTTACAAACTCATTGGAATATGTTGTGGAGATACTGGCCGTCAAATAATGGATTCTCATGGAAGGGTAGAACATTCGAACCTACCAGGAATATGAGAGGTGGTACAGAAGCAGTATGTAAAGAAGTATGGGTCAAGATAGTGATAGTAGAGAAAAAGATAACTCCAGACAGGATCCTCCATGCAGCAAAGGCAATGTTCACTAACAAGATGGAAGAGTCTGCACTAAAAGGCAAGAATGAGCTGCAGTACATCAATGCACTGCTAGTGTGGCTAAGGAAAGAAGGATGGGTAGGATGGGAACAGGTTAAGATAAAGGAAGATAGGGTAGAACATAAAAACCAAGAAATGTTAAGCATATGAGACCTTTTGATATAGTAGCAAATGAAATAGAAAAAGGACTATCTTCTGCTAATCAGGGATTATCTATAGGTCTTCCCAGAGCAAGTAAGTATATTGGAATGAGAAGAGGTATATATACTACTATTGTTTCAGGAACAGGTATGGGAAAAAGCAGTGTATTACATCATAATTATATTCTTACGCCATATGAAAATTATATAAAGGAAAAAAAAGGTAAATTAAAGGTCTTTCTATTTTCTATGGAGAGACCTAAAGTTTTCCTATTAAGTAAATGGTTATCAAGAAAAATATTTATAGACCAAGGTATATTAATACCCGTAGGTAAGATGTTAGGCTGGTGGGAAACTAAGCTTACTTTAGATGAAAAGAATCTCATTCATGAATACCAAAACTATATAAATGAAATGATCGAGGGGGGCTATATAGAAATACATGATGGACAACATAACCCTACACATATCTATAAAATAATAAAAAAATATGCAGAATCTAATGGAAAATTTGAACAAATAGATGAATTTAATAAAGTGTATATACCAAATGATCCCAATGAAACTGTAGAGGTAGCCTTAGATACTTTTGGTCTTTTAAAAAAAGAAAAAGATCTACCTACAAAAAAAGATTGTGTTGAGAAAGCATCAGAATATTTTCAGTGGTTCCGAGATTGTCTAAATTATTTTTGTATAGGTATTTCTCAAATAAATAGAGATATTGCCTCTCCAGTACTATTAAAGATGGGGGATGTAGAGCCATCTATGGAAACCATCAAAGAAAGTGGTCGTATAGCAGAAGATTCAGATATAATTATTTCAGTATTTGACCCACTTAGATACGATGTCAGTAGAACATTAGAAAGAGATAAAATAGGATATAATCCATATGAATTCGAGAATAAAGAAACAGGAGCAAGGCACTATAGAAGAATAAAAGTATTAAAAAATAGTTACGGAGAATCAGATTTAGCAATTGCAGGAGCTCTACATGGACCTACGGGGATACTAAAAGAACTTCCTAAAAAGGATATGTTAAACGATGATATTATTAGATCCGTTATAACTGGAAGTTATTTTCTATAAACATTGGAATGTTAAATATTTTATCGTAGCTTTGTGGGTATGAAAGAGCTTTTGATAAAAGATCAACTAATAAATAAAGTTATATATAAAGAAGAGGCTGGTAAAGATAAAACAGGTTTAAGACTATGTAAATTTCTATGTTATTGTGGAAAAGAGTTTATTTCCAGGCTTGGAGATGTTAAAAGAAATAAAGTAGAATCTTGTGGGTGTTATAATAAGAAAAGAATAAAAGAAACCCATACTACACATGGTCATACTGTAGGAATAGGAGCATCTCCTGAATACGTAACATGGAGTTCAATAATAAGAAGATGTGAAAGAAAAGATATTCCAGAATATAAACATTATGGAGGTAGAGGTATTTCTATTTGTAAAGAATGGAGAGACTCATTTGAACAATTCTACAAAGATATGGGCAATAGACCCGGTCCAGAGTATAGTATAGATAGAATAGATGTTAATGGTAACTATGAACCCTGTAATTGTAGGTGGGCAACTACAAAGGAACAGGCTAGAAATAAAAGAAATAATATAATTATAGAATATAAAGGTGAAAAAAAACCATTAATAGAATGGGCAGAAATAAAAGGTATAAAGTATAATGTTCTTAGAGATAGACTACAAAGAGATAAATGGTCAATAAAAGAAGCTTTAGAAACTCCAAAAGGAAGATCTCATAGTATACCTTGGGCAGTAAATCAATATACTATAGATGATGTATTTATAAAAACTTGGAATTCTATAAAGGAAATATGTGAATACTATAAGGTGGATCGTAGTTGTATAAGTGAAGCCTGTACAGGTAAGATAAAAACATCAAGAGGATTTAAATGGAGATATGCATAAACAAAAAACAATAAAGACAATGACAGAAGAAGAAATAAAATGCAAACTGGATGACTATGTAATAGAGAAACTAAGTAAAAACAAATAACATGGAAGCAAGATGTCAGGTAAAGATAACAGAATATGAAAATGAACCATCGGTGTATCTATATAGTCACTGGGGGGCAGATAGTATAGAAGATGATGTAAAAGATGCACTAAAGAGGCGATGGAGATGGTCAGATTACGAGTATCTAACAAGAATCATATATGATGTAATGGTAGGTGATGAATCAGGTACAGAAACTGGATATGGTATAAGTACATCAGAACATGGAGATATAGAAAAGCTGGTAGAGATACTACCTGGTCAAAAAGTGAGAATAGGTAAACAAGAATGGACATTCGAAGAGTATATAAATCAATAATATGGATAAAAAACAAGAACAACCACTGAGTGATAAAGTGGTACAAGAGAAGCCAGGTATAGTGCTGCCCACAGTAGCTAGAAAAGCAACTCATACAAACCCATCTACTCTGGCTCTATATGGAAAAGCTAAAGTGGGTAAAACAACTGCCCTAAGTGAGCTTCCAGGCTGTCTATTAATAGATATGGAAAAAGGTGCTGGTTATGTGGATGCAATAGTGATGTCCCCTCCAGAAGGCATGGGTCCAGTATCAACATACAAATGGCTAAAGGATATAGCAGCAGAGATTAGAAAACAAGGAAAGCCATATGACTATGTAGCTGTAGATACTCTAACTCAATTGGACATTCTATCGGAAGCTGTAGGGACATATAACTATATGAATAGTGTGGCAGGCAAGGCCTTTAATAGGAAAGATGGAGTACAACTGAAACCATCGGATCCTAACTATGAGAGTGTACTAACACTAGGGAACGGATATGGATATAGGTATACCCGTGAAGCATTCATGGACATCTTCGAAACCCTTAAAGGACTGGGTAGAATATCTACTATATTCGTATGCCATGTAGCAGATAAGATGATAGCTAATAAGAACGGTGAGGAAGTAATGATCAAAGATCTAGCGCTCACCGGCAAGTTAAGAGACATGCTCCCCCGTATAGTAGATGCAGTAGGTAATGTATGGAATGAAGAAGGGCAGGTAATGGTATCATTCAAAGGAGATAATGAGAAACTAGGAGGTATCAGAGGTAAACATCTAGCTGGATACTCTGGCCCATTAGACTGGAATCGCATATTCGTAAAAGAAGAAAGTAAATAATCATACCAACAAATAACAACTAAATAACAGAAAAATGAAAATAACAGAAAGACAATCAACAGGAGAAAGTAACTACGGACTGAAAATAGGGATAGCTGAATGTAAGATCATTGCAGTAAATCCATCACTCAAATGGCTGAAGGCAAATATATCCGATAAAATGGATAAAGAATATGAGTACATCGGAGAAAAAGATGGTAAAGACTATGTAGATATCATATTCTGGGTAAAGGAAGTAAAAGGTGGTCAAAAACACCAATATAAGTTCCGTATAGTAGATGAACCAAAAGTATGGCCAACATCAGGTAAAAAAGTATATGTGAATCAAAGTGGAATGTCAGCTACTGTAGCATGTGAAGATGACCTGATGCAGTGGTTCACCAAGTTCCAAGATAAGGATAAGAAAGTAATAGCAGAGAAAGTATATCGTGCTGCACTACAGGGAGAACCTGAACTATACGAGTTCCTACGTAACTATATAGCAAAAGGAGACTGGTTCTCTCCAGGTACTGATATCCTCCAAGATACTAAAAAGCTAATGAAAGGTAAAGTAAGTGATCTACAAGAACTAGTAGATAGTGATATGGTAGGTACAGTAATACTCCCATTCTATGTAAGTAGGGTGGAAAAAGACGGAGAAGTAAAGTATTATCAGAATATAGGTAAGAGTAGTCTGCCTGGATGGATGATGAAAAAGATCAATCTGAGTATTCAACAAGACTCATGGGATAGTGATAAGGATACTAAAAAGTTCAAGGATAATCTCACTGGACAGTATGGTATCACTAGTAAAGATGCTAATGCATTCGTATTAGATCACCTAAAACCATTCAACGCTGAGGACCATATCCAAATGGGTGACTCCCCAATAAAGCACTCAAATGATAGTGGAGATATAGACTATGATGTATAAGACAATCCACTAACCCGTTAATAACAACCAAGATAGAGAACATGGAGGGATATGGTAAGTAATGCTGTATCCCTCTAACTCTGTCGAATAATCCAAACACATAACAACAATGAGTAAAGTACTAACAGAAAAAGAACAGCTGGTAATAGATACTGTTAACCTGATAATGGGAAATGTATATGACAATAAATCACTCATAATAGCACTAATAAAGGCTGAGATAGAGCGAAAATCAATAAAAGAGATCAAACAACTAATGGAAGAACTATGATACGCAGATACAAAGTACTAATAGAAGTAGATACAGAAGAAGTACCCTATCAGAAGAACAGTAAAGTGAGATATATCGGAGGGTATGTAGACCAAATAATGACAGATGCTACTGAAAATGCCAGAGGGTTAACACTGCTGGAAATAGATGAAGTAAAAATAGATGAAGAATGATATGGCAAAGAAAGCTGAATAAGGCTATACGGGAACATCGGGCTAATATAGATCACGCATACAGAGTAGAATGTCTAGCCCCACTAGGACCACTAAGAGATAAGTACAGTAGGATAATAGATGCAGAGATAAACTGTATAAGAAGGTTAAAGAAACTAAAATGGAAGATAAAACTGTAGAACAAAACAAAGACAATATGATGAATAAAGGAAATGAAAGTCACTATGAAAACTGCGAAATAGACCTACAGGCACTGGCCCAGTATATCGCAGAAGAACAATGGAATGATGATACAAAAGGAGTACCAGAAACAGAAATATATGAAGTAGTAGAAGGAGTACCAAGAATAAGGGACAGCTATGGTCAGTTATACTGGTCCCTAGAAGCCAAATGGAGGGAAATAATCAGTACATTCATAAAACCGGAATAATCATGCCAGAATATCAATATGTAATTGACCGTAAGGTAATGGTATGGAATAGAGAGTACCATACTATAGAAGCTAACAATCAAGAAGAAGCAGACAGTATAGTAATAGCAGTAGCAAAAAGGGAAACTGAGAACCAGGTAGATGAATGGGATACACTACTGGATACTGAACAGGACATGTCGGTAAATGAGAATAATGGGTTACCTACTATAGAGGTAATGCGAGATAACGATGAGAAAAAACGTATAACAATCTGGGAAAATAAATAATCATGGGAGCTACAAAGAGAATCTGGGAAGATCAACAATGGGGTGATGATGAATGGGAAAGTCCCAAAAGAATGTCAGATACAGATGAACCAGAATGGACAGATGTAGACAACGAGCTATGGGCGTGGAGTCAAAGTGCATGGATAGTAGATGAAGATGATGATATATACTATGATGATGAATATGTAGGAGATGATATAGAACACTAGTACCT